CCCGAATCCGGAAATAGACCGCCACGTCGACCGAATGCACGAGGTCGAGCAAATAGCCCCGCGCCCCTTGATACGGCCCGGCATTCACTCCGCCAGGCAGAACGGCCACGTACCGATCGCCCACGACCGGCGGGATTTCCTCGTCGAATTCGATTTCGCACGCTTCGGGCGCGTAGTCCAGCTCCGACCGTAGCCGGTTGCGAATCGCCGTCAGTAGTGCGCGTTCCCCGAACATTACGCCGCCTCAAAAAACAGTTTCGCCGCGCTCGTGATCGCCGCCGCGGTCTTGTCCTGCCAGCGCTGGAGCCACACTTTCGGGACCGCACCGACGGGCAGAAAGGGCCGCGCGACCAGTCGGCCGGGTATGCCGTCCTGGTGCGCGGCAGCGTACGCTACGCTCGTGCCGACCATCACGCCGGCGTCAAATAAGTCGAACACCTGCTCCTGCCCACCGTCCCCGTCGGGCTTCTGGTAGCTCGGTTGCGGCCCGGTCGTCAACGTGCCCGGCGACAGCGAGTTGAGTAATACGCCCGTGTCGCGAAGAATCTCGACCTGCCGGTGCCCGTAGACCTCCAGCATGGTCCGGGCGCCCTCCTGCTTGAGCCGGATCCACGCGCACGCCGCGGCCTTGGCCTTGGCCTCGCGAATCGGCATGGACACGGAGAATCGCCGCAAGAGGCCCGAATAGATGCCGCGCCAACGCTTGAGCTGCGCGACCGTCAAGAGGCCCTCGCGATTGCCGGGCGCCGTCCGGTGCGCTCGCCCGAGGCCGGCCGCCTTCTTGAGCTTCGCTTTCTCGCGACTGCCGAACCGCCGTTGATAGGCGAGGTACTTCTCAGAAAGCGGCTTCCACTTGACCCCATCTTCCCCCACGCCGCCCCGGGCCTTCCGTACGAAGTCGGCCTTAATGTCGGTCAGCGCCGCCAGGCCCATTACGGTAAACACGCCGCGGGCCAGTCCCAGGTCATCCGCTGCCCTCCCGGTCAGCGTCGCGACCAGCCGGCGCGCGGTATCACGCGCCAACTGTCGACCGCCCCGGAAGTGGACCTCAACCGTCATAGACCGGCAACTCCTGTAACGTGTCCTGCGACAACGTAGTAGGCGCGTCGCTCGAGTTGTTGCGGCTAACCCGGACCTTGCTTTGCGGGTAACGTCGATCGACCCGCAAGTTGCTCCACGTCGGCCGTGAATCGCCGCGGAGCGTAAGTCCGGCAATGTTCATGGTCCCAGCGCTGATCTTCTCGAGGTACGCTACGACCCGCTCATACTCTGCTTGCAGCGATTCAGGGACCGGATTGCCACGCCGGATGAACAGTAGCCGCGCCGTCCAAACCGAACACCAATGATTGACCAGCGCGGTTGCCTCGAGCGCGGATTCTTCGTACCGATCGTGCAGAAACATGAGCATTTCGCCGGACGCTTGCTCGATGCAGTCGTCTACTACGTCGTCGTCGACCTCGGCATGGTCGGTGAAGGCGTCGACAGCGGCAGCGCTGACTAGCCGCTCCACACGCGCTCGGGTGGTCAAAACCGTCATGCCGCACCATTGCAATAGAGGCCGGCCCCCGAGTGTCAGAGGCCGGCCCCGCGCCACAAAGAAAGGATGCTCAGACCGGCAACAACTGCGCCCCGGAGTCGATCGGATACCAAAGGACGGTCCACTTAACCGACCCGGTATTGCTCGCCGCGCAATCCAATTCGATGTCGCCCGGACCGAGGATAATCCCCGGCGCCGGGATACTATCCGCCGGGACGACCAGCCATAGCGTCGTGCTTTTCATCGCCGTTGCCAGCACGCCGACGATGCTATAGACCGTGCCGACCGCATCGGCCGTAATATCGAGCGTCGCGCATAAGTCCACGTCGGCCCCCACCCCGCTCGGATTGTGCTTGAGCTTGGTTGCGTTGGCTTGCGTTTGAATTACGGTCGTAACTTCGCCGTAGATCCCGACGATACAGACCTTGCCGCCGCTGATCCGAAATAGCGCCTCATCGGTCGTTTGCGGCAGCGTGTCCGTTGCGCGCTCCGAAATGTTCGGCACGCGCCTTGTCCACGGTGTACCCATTTTTCTTCCCCTTCATTTTGAGTAGCGGATTCCGCTTGCAACTCAGCCCTTCAAACCACACACAAACCGCGGACTAGAACACGACCGTCCCAATTTGAATCGCGTACGGATCGTGATTGACGGGCAGGGCATTGTCCAGAACGTAGATTTCGGTTGCCGTCGGGTTGGCCGTCTTCTTCGACCAGCTTGACAGGCCGACTCGGACCGTTTCCGGGCCGCCGTCGTACTCGGCGATCGGCTCGGACCCCTGATACAGTGTGAAGCCGTCCGTACGCTGCTTCGGGTCGGCCAGGAAGATTGCCATTGTGTCGTCAAAATGCTTGGCGAATGCGTAGGTATCGGTGGACGCATTCCACAGGTCCAAGCCCTCGTCCGTAATGTGCCAGGTCACGCCCGGCAGCGCGTTGAACCGGCCGATATACTCGTGCAGCGGCGAACCGTCCGGCCGCTTGCCAACTTCGCGCTCGTAGGTCGCAAAGGGCGGATTGGCAATGCCGGCTTGCGCCGCGAGGTAGTCATTGTTGCAGACGTTTTGCCAGAGGACCGAGTTGAGCAGAACGTCCGTGACCGGCCCGACGCCGAGGTTGGCCCGCGCCTGATTGATCTTGGCAAAATGCAGCGGAATGTTGGCTCCCGCGGCGGCCCAAGTCACGTCGATGATGTTCGCCCCGAAAATCGACGTGCCGGCCCGGTCGACGATGTTGAGTTGCGACTTGTTGCCAGCCGGGACCCGGTGCGAAATCTGATACAACGCGCTGCCCGACGTGTAATTGACGAACCAATCGTCCCCCTCCTGGTGAACGTAGAGTTGATCGCGGAGCATTCCCACGGTCATCGCGATTCGCCAGTTGGCGGCTTTCCGCTGAAGCGTGTTCGTCTGCCGCATTATCATGTCTTTGCCGGCCTGATCGCGCAAGGCCGGGTCGTCGATGCGGCTCAGGTTGTGGACGAATTCCGCCAAGAGCGATACGGAGTCGTGCATCCGGGGATACACGAACGGGATTTGCTTCATGGGCTGTTTGCTCGACCGGGCCGCGGCCGTTCCAGGCGCCCGCGACTTCGCGACCTTCCGCGTGTCGTCGAAGACGTGAAAGGTCCCCTCGCGGCCGTGACCGTAATACTTCTCGTTCGACCCGCCCGGCTCAAAGCCCATGAAGTTCAAGATGGGATCCGCGCTTGCGACCACTTGGCGAACAACTTGGGTGAGGACTTGCGGGCGGAGAATGTCAAGATAGGAAGCCATAGCTTACCCCTCATTCGCCCGCCCCGCGTAGGCTCTCCCCGTGTTTCACAGCGGCACGCGACGGGGGCGCGTTTTCGGGAGCTACCCTAGCCGCTGTTTTGTCAATTTACGAATTCAACCTCAATCGCGATTACGTCGCGATGGCGTACGTGTGGAAGGCCGTTCCCGTTCCCAGCGGGCAATGCGGGACCGTCATGAGCCATTTCAACGTGCCGCCCACGTAGAGCGATTTCACGTTGACCATGGCGCCGATGTGATTGCCGGCAGTCGTGAACGTGAGCGAGTCCGCCGACAGGTCGTTGCCGACAATGATGTCATCGCCGGCCGCGCTGGCAATCACGATTTCCTCATCACCCTCGCGCAGAATGTCGTACGACAGTCCCGGCTGAATCGTCGGCAATGTCGGTGCCACGGCTGCCGCGTTGGAGTAGATGATTAGCGATCCGTTCATGGCCGCGGTGATCGCATGCGCTCCGGCCGCGGTCACGCGCAATAGTCTCTGATTCAGGCCCGACGTGTAGTTGAACGGGTCGTCGTCCAGGACAAATTGCGCCATCGCCAACTGCCGGCGGGCCAAGAACTCGTCCGCGTTCGCCAGGAAGGCCGCGCCTTGAATCAGCAGCTTCCGCGCCTTGATTGGCGCGCGGCCAACCAGCATCCGGAAAACGCGGTCCTGATTCGTCGCGTCGTAGTCTTGCGCGCGTAGCTCACAGTCGAGAATTCCGGCGATATGCTCCGTTCCGTCGGTCGCGTCCGCGTCCCATTCCTCGAATTCGCCGGTCGATGTGACGATGCCCATGATAAGCCCGGGCCGCAGCACGGTCGTCGGCGTATTGCCGGCATCGCGGGCCGCGCCGCTGATAACCTTGCTTTGCCACAGCGCCCCATTCCGCGCCTGATCGGCCCCCCACAGAATTTCGCTTTCGGCCACGGTGCGATCGGCACCAATACCCGGCACGCCCCAGCCACCCATTCCACCGCTCATGATTTCACCTATCGGGTTCGATTCGCCGCGCGTTTGAGGCCCACGCGACAAAGGCCGTTCGACACGTCACACGAGCGCCGCAGCGCTCGCCTTTCAGGCGAGTTGTTTCTTGCGTCCGAGGGCGAAATTGACCGCGTTGTCAATCTCCGCCGTCGTCAATTCGCCGACCATTCCCGCCGGCGGGTCCTGTATGGAGC